GCTGAGTTGAATTGCTTGTTGAAAGCAGCCCGTGAAGGTGTGAGTGTTGTTGGTAGTACGCTGTTTGTCACGCACAGCCCTTGTCCACATTGTGCAAGCATGTTGGCTGCTGCTGGTGTTGTGAAGGTGTATTACAAGGATGTTCACCGTAATGGTGAAGGCTTAGAAGTGTTGAATCAGTGCGGGATTGAAGCTATGCAGCTTGAGCGTCAATGGGATAAATGGTTGAATGCCGAGGAGGAAGAATGAGCTACCAACGAAAAACAAACTATCAACCACAACAAGCAAAGGAAACAATTCTTGATGTGATGACTTACCCTATCCTTGCCTTAGAGGATCGGAAGATTACGAAAGAAACGGCTGAAGTGTTTGGCGTTCGGACTGCACTGTCTGAAAAAGATGGTAAAACACCTGTAGCGCGATATTTCCCTCAGTACGACGAACGCGGGACAGTGACAGGATTTATCAAGCGTGACCTCACCAAATCAAAACATGAGGACGGGCATTTTACTTCTGTTGGTAAGACAAGCCCGCGCTTTCAGTTGTTTGGTCAGAAAGCTGCTTCCGAAAACAATCGCCCTAAAAAGGTGCTGTTTATCTCGGAGGGTCACGAGGATGCAATGGCTGCTTATCAGGCTGTTGTTGATGCAAGCAAGGCTAAGGGTGGTGAGTATGCCAACCTAAAACCATTTGTTGTATCTATCAGTCATGGTACAGGAAACGCTGTTGAAAGCATTCAATCCAATGCTGCTTTCATTGAGTCATTTGATGAAGTGGTGTTGGCTTTTGATAGTGATTTTGCTACAGAGCAAGAGCGTAAACGAGGGATTGTAAAAGGACGGGATGCTGTTCAAGAGGTGGCAGGAAGCCTTCCTTCAGTCAATTTCACCACTGTTGATTTTGGCATGGGGTGTAAGGATGCAAACGACTACTTGCTTAACGGTTTTGATGCACAACTTGTTAAATTGCTGTCATTTGATCGAAAGAAGATCGAGCTTGAGAAGATCGTCACTGTATCAAGCATTAGTGACGAGGAGTTTCTTCGACCACGCATTGAAGGTGTTTTGACAGAGGTGTTTCCTGAGCTTGATAAGAAGCTGCATGGTATTCGCTTGCGTGAGCTTACAACTGTCACTGCGCCTTCTGGTGTTGGTAAGAGTACATGTACAAAAATCATTTTCAACCAGCTTCGTAAGGCAGGAAAACGGATTGGTGTTATTGCTCTTGAAGAAGATACGAGCCGTACAGTGCGCTCATTTGTGGCAATGGACTTAGGCATTGGTGTCAACAAGTTTGTAGCAAACCCTCTTGAGTGTGGTTTTAGCAAGGACGACATCCTAGAGGTTAAGCGCAAAATTGAATCTGATAATCAAATTATCCTTTTGGATCATTTTGGTAGTATGCAGACATCAACATTGATGCAGAAGCTGTATTTGTTGCACCATGTTTACGGTTGTGAATACATCATGGTGGATCACACTTCCATGCTTGTATCTGGTCGTGAGAACAACGATGAACGGAAGGACTTGGATGTGTTGTACACTGAACTTGCGGCCTTCTGTGCGAGCAATGATGTTGCTGTTGTTGCCATTTGTCATATCAATCGTGATGTTGATGGTGCGCCAAAGAAAGGCGAAGAGGATCAACCATACTGGATCAATGTTCGGTTGAAAAACCTTCGTGGATCGGCAGCTATTGAGCAGCTTAGTTGGAATGTGCTGTCACTTGAGCCAGAGATTATGCCTGATAAGAGCCGTGGGCGTGTTCGGTGGGTAATCTTGAAGTCGAGGGAGTGGGGTGAGCTTGGGATTGCAGATGTATTCCAGTTAGACAACGACACAGGAAAAGTGATTTTGTATGGCAACAGCTATTGATTGTCTTGGATGGGCGTAGTACAATACGCCTTTGTTTGGAGGGTGTATGAAAAAGGTTGTAATTGACATTGAAAGCAATGACCTGTTAAGCGACTTGATTAACTATACGGCACTGCCGTACAAGTTGAAACCTACAGCAAGGTTGTGGTGCGTTTGTCTGAGAGATGTTGAAACAGGCGAGTCACACACGCTTACAGACAACTTCCGCGAACAACTTAAAACACTGTTATCAGGTTGCACTGAGCTTATTGGTCACAACATCTTAAAGTTTGACTTGGTGTTTTTGAGATTGATGGGTGCGCTTGATTACACCGTCGGCTATCCTGTTATGGATGGACTGGAAGGCACAGAAACAACAGTGTTTGGAAGGTCTGTTAAACTGGTTGATACACTGCTGTGGAGTCGGTTGTTCCACCCTGATCGTTACGGCGGTCATAGCCTTGATGCTTGGGGTGAGCGACTTGGTGTTCGCAAAACAGACTATCGCGGTGAGCTTGTTAAGGCGGTGCTGATGACAGGCGATGAACCAAAGGGCTTTGAGTTCTCATTTGCTAACGACATCATGCTGCGATATTGTGAGCAAGACACTGTTGTGACTGTTGGTGTTTACAACAAGCTGCTAAAAGATTGGCAAGACGGGTGCTGGGATAAGGCTTACGACATGGAAGCTAAGTTAGCTGACCTAGCGATTCGGCGTGAAACTTTTGGCTTTGCTTTTGATAAAGACCTTGCGTTGAAGAATTTGCAAGAGTTGGATGTGCTGTTAAAGGAATGTCAGGAAAAGGTTGAACCAAACCTTCCGCCGATGCCATTGAATAAGGGGCAGCAAGATTGGTATACACCACCTGTCAAGCAATTCTTGAAAAGTGGAAAGCCTAACAGCAACATCCACAAGTGGGCTGCTAAACACGGTGGAAGTGTCGATGATGATAGTTGCACTGTTACAGTGTACGGTGAAACATATCAACTACCACTGTGTATTGAGCCGATTGTCAAAGCAATTCCAGCCACGATTGACAATGGTGATTGGGTGAAACAATGCTTACTAAATCTAGGGTGGATTCCGCTTGAGTGGAAAGAGCGTGACTTGACAAAAGACAGCAAGAAACAGCCGCTTGACTATCAGAAGCGTGTTGAAGCTCTTGATCGCTGGTGGGAAGAAACTCTTAACGGGAAGTTCAAAGATGCTCGTGAGTCTGAGCTTGGAATGCCACTGACAAAGAAAACCTACGACAAGCTGTTGTCTAAGTTGTCTGAGAAGTGGCCTGTCCGTGTTCCAACAAGCCCTTGTGTGAGGATTGGTGTCGAGAAGAAGCTCTGTGATAACTTGGTTAAGCTCGGTGAAAAGGTTGCGTTTGCTCAGGACTTTGCCCACTACTTGACATACAAACATCGAAAGTCTGCCATTGCTGGCGGAAAGATTGATGAGATTGATTTGGACGAAGAAGCACCTCCAACAGGGTATTTGTCAATGCTTCGAGAGGATGGTAGGGTGAGTACGCCAGCTATTGAGGTGGGGGCTTCTACTAACCGATACAAGCATATTGGTGTTGCTAATGTCCCTCGTGCAAGCAGCCTGTTTGGCGCACCAATGCGAGGATTGTTTGGTTGCGGAGATGGTGGGTATCAGTTTGGGTTTGACTTTTCATCACTAGAGGCTTGTATTCAAGGGCATTACATTTGGATTTATGGTGGCGAAGAGTTGGCTGAACAGTTGCTTGCACCAAAACCAAACAGCATTCACTGCATCAATGCCCGTAAGCTGAACATTACTCGTGACAACGCTAAGTCTATCACCTATGCTATCTTGTACGGCTCTGGTGCTAAGAAGGTTGCGAAAATGCTTGGTATTAGTGTTGATGATGCGCAGAAACTCGTTGATGCATTCTGGGATAGTATGCTGCCACTGAAGATGCTGCGTGACAAGGTTGTTGAATACTGGGTCGGCACAGGTAAGAAATACATCAAAGGGATTGATGGTCGCAAGCTGTATGCTCGTTCGGAGCACTCTTTGCTGAATCTGCTGTTTCAAGGTGGCGGTGTGATCTGCGCCAAGTATACAACTGTTGCTTGGTTCAACCTCATGGATCGACAAGGCTTGCAGGTAGACTGCTTTGCTGGCGATGTCGATGTTTGCGGCATGATTGAGATGCACGACGAGGTTCAGGCATTTGTTAAGAAGAGTCTTATTAGCTTCAAGACCTTTGACATAAAGGGAACTGCTGAGGAAGCTGCTGCAAAAGATGTAAACGCAAGCTCAGTAGGTCATGCCAAGAAATGGTATTACTGTCCTGAAAACACCGTTTCAAAGTGTTTGATGGAGTCGCTAAATGTTCTGCAAAAAGAGCTTGCATTGAATGTTCCTCTTGGTGTAGAATGGATTGTTGGACGAAATTGGCTTGAATGCCACTAATTGTCGTAGCAAGCAATTCCGCTTGCTACAAAACCACGCTGGCATGTAGCTGGCACAAACAGGAGATGTTTTTATGAGCGTTGATTTTGAAGTTTATGGTGAGGACGGTGTTACTCGCACAGGTGGCA